TTACGTGCCATTCTCATCAACGAATTTCAGTGTCCGCATGAGGGCAGCATGGACTTTCTTCACTGTGCTGATTGACGTATGTGCCTGCGGATCCGCTGCAATCTGGGCCAGGCTCATGCCGTCAACATACTTCTTTCGCAACACGACGGCTTCAATGCCATCGAACTGCTTGATGATCTGTTCCAACCGGGTCAACTGTGCTTTATCCAGGGTAAGCCGTTCAGCGGTGGCCTGCTGCTGGCATTCAAGCAATTGGATTTCATGTTTCAGTCCCCGGTAGCTGCGTAACCATTCAATGCTCGTTGGGGATCCGCTCATCTTGCCCACCTCATGCGTTGCGGCGGACGGGCCGGCGGATCTGGTTGGCTGCATCTGTTCGGAATACCCGTAAATCTTCTAGCGGATACGCTTCTGCAAACAACACCAGGGCCAGACGCTTATAGTCCCGATAGCGGCTCTCCTGATAGCCTAATGCGTCCATGACACGGGTATTCGACCATGGTAGGGCAATTAGGTAGACCTTGGTTAGAATGAAGCTGCTGCGCTCATCTAGGCCGTCTACAACCTGCATCGTGGCGTCTACTTGTCGGGAAGCGTCCAGCCGTTGAATTATCCGGGCGTCTTGGTTATTCTGCGCACGTGGCTGCCTGGGCATGCCGTCAGGGACAGGGGACCGCAAGGCGTCTATAGTTCTCCCTGCCCGTAATAAACGCCTGTGATGACCAGCCAGGAACTTCCGCACTCTTGCCGCCGTCTTGTTTGTATCCAGTTCGTCCATTGTCGCCATTCCCTTCTGGTACAATGTTTTTTGTGAGTAATTGGGAATGGCCGCCGGCGGGGTGGCTTTTCTTTTTTAGGTACGGTGGTTCAGGGAAGCTGAGGGATAGCGACAATTGAACTGAACGCTTGCTACAACCAGGGAAGATCCTCATCGGTAATGTCACCATCATCGGAACGATGATGTATATCTTTTTTCTTTTCATTCTTAGCATTCTTAAGTTCTTGTTTATGTGTCGTACCCTGTGCTGTTCCTTGTGCTGTTCCTTGTGTCGTTGGTTTACCACTTTCGCCATCATTTTGCTGATAAACGCCGTAGTTAAGGACTTTCAACCTTGTGCCGTCCGTTCTTGACTTTTCGACTGATAACATTCCGTCTTGTTCTAGCAGACTGAGAAACCTATCAACGGTTCTTCTAGTCGTTCCCCATTCGTCAGCCAACTTTTTGATACTTGTAATTCGCTCGCCAGCATTGACAGTTACCATTTTGCCGTTCATTGGGATCCTTTTAGTCGAATGGTTCACCATCATGATGATGTCAATCCACCACTTGGCATATTTTTCGTTTCCGTTCTCCCAGACCCAATTAGAACGGATTGACCGGAATATCTTGACCCAGCCACTTGTCGCCATTCGCTCACCTCCCGACTTACTGCAAGCAATCAGCTACCCACAGCCACCGGCCACGCTGCTGCTGAATGACGGTGAGAAAGTTGTGGTAGGCCGTTTGCTGGGCGGCTGTCTGTACCTGGCGGCGGATCAACAGCAGTTCATGGACGCAATAGCTGCGGCTGCATAGAATCTCATTGCCTTGAATCTGCACGGCGTCCGCCGGCGCACCAAGCAAGAAGGGGGCAGCGTCTGCAATGCATTGGCGTGTGGCGGCGGACTGTTCCCGATACACACGCCGGGCGATCCGGTTACGGGCTTTGCGGGCTGCCTTTCGATTGCCTGCTGGCCGCTGGTTGTCCTGGGCCACTTGGTTCAGTAAGGGTAATGCTTCAATCATGATCTTCACTATTCCTTTCCCTTGTCGGCTGCATTGGTTTTGGACTCGCCCAGTGCGTACACCGCATCTTCCAGTCGGTCCACTTGTTTGGCGCACCGACTGACCATTGCGCCGGACTGTGCAACAAGTGTTTCCCGCAGCGGCACATCATGTGACACTGCGATCACCGCGAAATCATGGTTTGCTGCGTTCTGCTTCAATTCGTCCAGATAATCCATGGCGATCTGCAAATAGTCGTGCACAGTGCCTAAATCATTGACGGTGTTCCCTGATTCAATGGCGTCAATCGCTTGAGCTAACTTATCCTTGGTCATTGGCTTAATTCCCTTCTAGGCTTTGCCAGCAACGGCAAATGCCTGTACAGTGAAGGCACAAAAGCCATTTCGATGGCCTTAGCGCGCTGTTTCCCAACATCTTTGGTCGGATAGGGAAGCGGCTTTTTTTGTACCCTCAGCATCGTATTACCTCTTGGTGCTCACACCCCGCCCGCAATGACTGGTGTTCCGCATATTTTGCTGCTGCCTATTGCTGATACGACAGCATGAACTTGTCAACTTCTGAACGCTTATACAGTTTGTGGCCGTCTATCATGATCGTCGGCATGCCCAGGGCGGTGAGTTTATCCAGATAGCCAAGGGACACGCCCAGATACTCCGCCGCCCGTTGCCGGTTCAAGTAGTCAGCCCATTGATGTTTCTGGGCCGTCGCCTGAAATGCTTCAAAAGCGACCTGATACATATCGCGCTTGATGTTCTCTTCAAAGTCATCGGGTAATTGAATCTCAATTTTTGACTGCATCTCGTTTCACCCCAATTTCTCTATTCATTGCTCACGTCCAGCGGCATGAAATGTTTTGGGTATAATTACCCGCCGCCAGACGTTCATTCTGTTTTTCGTACTGTAGTTAGTGGCTGTGGAGAAAAATACAGCATTCTGTGCTGGTCAGATACTTCCACCGGCAGAATGACCATCTGGCTGAGCCAAGTCGAAATTTTCGACCTAGCTTGCTGGACGTCTGCACAAAATTGCGCACACCTCGTTTTGGCCTGATTTTCCCTGTGACCAATGGGCGTTTCTGAACCTCTGACCCTTGGGGTACATTTACCCGTGGTCAGGGGCACATAATGCACCGCACGTATTCGACAACGTGCCCACGGAATTATTTGTCCTTTTGAACGGCATTCATATGCTTGGCTCGTTGGGCGAGTTCAGCACGCTGCTCATCGGACAGATTCATGCGCCGTTTCTTCCCGATCATCACGACGCCGTTAATGGTTCCTTCCAGCACTGAAATGATGCCGTTGGGTTCCACTTCTTTGCGCTCCGCGTTAACGAACTTTTGCCATTTACGGTTAAGCGTCGGCACATCGCTGTATAGATGCCATTCGTTCAATTCCTTGTCGTAACTGATAATCGCTTCTTGCTCATTGCCCGGGTGTACTGTCATCTTGTCCATCTCCCAATTTCTTTCTGAGTGCGTCCATGTTCTGCTGGCCCTCGATTGTAAAAACGATCTGGTTAGCCAGCCTCTGGGCTAACTCGAACGGGGTCAGCTCATGCTTGAACTGTGGCTCGCCCACAAACACGCCTGTCGGGGCGGCGGGGTCAATGGCCGCTATCTGCTTAGCCCTGCTGTAGGCAATCTCCAGCGTCTCGCCTGTCGTAAATTTCATGGCTCTAGCCCCCGCTCAGGATCCGCCGCCAGGTCAGCATATTTTTTATAGACGGCGGCGCTGATGCTGATGTTCAGACCAAAGCGATCCTTCACGCTCATCAATTCAACTGTGTCGGCCAGTACCGGCTGCCGGGATTTCAGCATGGCCGGGGTCATAGCGTTCTTCTTCACCATCTTCCGGTGGCCGTACATGTTGCTCACCGCCTTATCCGCAATTGTATTGGCCTTCATGAAGTCGGTCGGCTGCGGATCCTTCAAGTTGGCATTCAGCTGGCCCATGATGGCCTTTTGATGCTGAACGTCCAGCAAGCGGAACGCTTGAAAGCCTTCCAGGCCAGCACCTTGGCGCAACTGTTTCAATACATCGAATACCCAATCCTGAAATGCTTCGGCTGCCGGCTTATTCGACCGCATAATCAAGCGGTAAATGCCTTGTTCTTTCAGCGTTAGCATTTCCTGCAAATATGGCGCTTTGGCTCTATTCGATGTGATACGTACCCGGTACGTACCCTTGTATTTCGCCGGCATCTTTCGTAGTGCAATATTGGGATCTCGATACCCTAGGGCGTCTGTAACGTCCTTGGCTACCGCTTCCCATTCGCCACTCTGATCCACAAACCGGATCAAGTGACCTTGCCAGGATTCAACGCGCAAAATTTGCTGCTTACCCATCTCGTTACCTTCCTTCTGGCGGCGGGGGTCCACCGGCCTATATGCGTTGATAGAGCCATTTGTTTAGCTTGTCAATCGTGCTAGGTCGCACATTGTCACGCTGCTCATTTAATAAATGGCGCAACGTCCACGCGCTAATGTCAGTTTGTCGTGCAAGCTCCGCAACACTGATGTTTTCTTCACCGCGTTTGCGTCTTACCGCCAGGATTAATGCAGTTGATGCCTTTGCCATTGGGGCTTCCTCCAATCTTGTACCACATTTGTATTACGAGGTTGATAATACATTTGTGTTAGTGGATTGTCAATACATTTGTGTTACAATTCAAGTATCGTAAAAGAAAGGCGGTGACAATCATGGATACCATCGGGGAACGAATACGTGCTTCCCGTGAAAAAGCCGGTCTCACTCAAAAAGAATTAAGCAATCTGTCCGGCGTGTCTCTCCCTTCAATTCGGGCGTATGAGCAAGGCAAGCGTGCTCCAAAGTCAGGCACATTGTGGAAAATCAGTTACGCACTCAATGTTCCTGTGACATCGCTTGAAACACTCGATACCGTGCAAGATGGCATTCTTCGAGATATGCTTGCTGATTCTGGTATTGAACCGAAATTGGTTAGAGCTGAGATTGACAATTTGAATGCAAAGGGACTCATTCCAAATGGTACTTCTTTTGAAGAAGCGGTAAGTTTGGCGGCGAATAACCTCTTGGGCGTCGGTAGAAACAATAAAGGTGCCGTCAAATATGCGGCTAATGCCATCGCAAGTATTTATGATGACGTTCGCCGTCGGTACTACATTGCTGATTCTGGTTCAACACCGAAATTACAGATCAAGCGTGCAGGCGCACCTGAAAAGTATTATCCGGGTATGGATCCGGCTGTACTTGAACAAATTGACAAGATTCTTCATCAAGCAGAAAACGAATTACGCAAATTGGAAGACAATACCAATTAGTTACATTGTTACCCCTCACACCCCGCCCGCAAGCTGGTGTTCTGCTCCACGGGGGTTATATCAATGGCAACGATCAAGCAATACCAGACCAAAAACGCCGCCACACGCTATGAAATTGTGGTGTATGGCGGCCGGGATCCGCTGACTGACAAGAAACGGTGGATCCACAAACGTGGTTTTAGGACAAAAAAAGAAGCCACCTTAGCGGCATCACGGATTACCGTGAAGGCTGATGAAGGCGGCTTGATTACGGGGGTGAAAAAGTCATTTTCCCAGGTCTATGAGGAATGGTACGCGGGTTACATCAACACGGTCCGCGAATCAACCTATGCCCGGACCCGGGGCATGTTCAATAATCATATTCTACCCTACTTCGGCAAGCGGGGCATTCAGGATATTACCGCCGCCCAGTTGCAGCGGGCCGTGAACCTCTGGGCCAAGGAAGCCACCCGGAACTATAAGCGGTGGTTCAACTACGTGGCTGCCGTTCTCGAATACGCTGTACGGCAAGGCTATATCAGTCTCAACCCGACTAAACGGGTAGTAGCACCCAAACGCCAGGACACGGCCGGCGATAAGCCAGAGAACTTCTGGGATAAGACTGAACTTGAAACGTTCTTCAGCTACCTCGATCCAGAACATGAGCCAGAACAGTACACCCTGTTCCGGGTGCTGGCCTTTGGCGGCCTGCGCCGGGGTGAATGCTTGGCCCTGACCTGGAACGATATAGACTTCACCGCCGGCACGATCCGGGTGAATAAGACGCTGACCCAAGGCGTCAAGGGCCACCAGATCGTACAGGCCCCAAAGACCAAGAAGGGCCGGCGGACCGTGGCCATGGATCCGGCCACAATAGCAGCATTGAAACGGTGGCGCGTTCGCCAGATGCAGAAGTACATGGCCCTGGGGATCAACACCAACCAACCGGATCAACTGGTATTCGCTACCCGATTCAACACCCACAAGTATCTGAACCAACCGGAAAAGTGGCTGAAACAGATTGAAGACGCGCACAATATCCAGCATCGCATCACCGTTCACGGCTTCCGGCACTCGCACGCTTCGGCCCTCTTTGCCGCTGGCGCCACGATCAAGGAAGTCCAGGAACGGCTGGGCCATGAAGACGTACAAACGACCCTGAACGTGTACACGCATGTCACCAAGAACCAGAATCAGGAAGCAGTAGAAAAGCTCACCGCCTACCTCGGTTTCTAGTCGTGAAAAGCGGTGAAAAAGAAAAGGGACTACCACGCGGACTACCACGGGGGTATATTGGGGCTTCTAAAACGCCCTAACCCCTTGGCATTCCTGGATTCCTGCAATGGTCAGGTGCAAACCCCTGGCCACCCATTTTTGCATTATCAACCAGTAGCAAACGTTGTTAAAACGGCGTTGTTACTGGTTTTTATTTTGGCCGAATTGTCACTAATTCGCATGAATTGGCAATGAAAGAAAACCACGAGAAAACCACGGAACACCACAAATAAAATATCATTACGGGTGGGCGGTTGCCGTTTCTGGTCTGAATCAGGAACGGCCTTTTTTATACTGAAGTTTGCAATTGCAGTAACCGTTAACGTATAATTGATAGTGTACCTAGATAGTTTCTCTGATTACTTCATGGAATGAGGTGTGCTTATGCATTTGCTTTGGGCTTTGATCATTGGCGCAGTGATTGGTGCAATTGCTGGGGCAATAACTAACAATGGTAAATCAATGGGCTGGATCGCCAATATCGTAGCAGGTTTAGTTGGTTCTGCTATTGGTGAGTCACTTTTAGGCCATTGGGGACCGCAGCTGGCTGGCATGGCTTTAATTCCGTCGATTATTGGCGCAATTATTGTGGTCGCTGTTGTTTCATTCTTCCTTAGCAGGTCAAATAAGTGAAAGGAGAGCTGCTTTCATGGAAGTTTTACACTCCGCGTTTAAGTTTATGGTTGCTAGTACGTTAATTGTTGGCGGAGTTCTTGTTGCTGGTACGGTTTTTGCAGCTAAGAGCATCGACAAGGCTGGCGATCAATTGCAAGACAAGCTCCACAACTAGTTTTCCTAAGTGTGCCACCTCATCTTGGGGTGGCTATTTTTTGTGCTGAACTGGGTATGTCCAAAAATGGCGACACCCACAGGGGAAAAATTCCGCTGCCAGTTGATCCAGACAGTCATTCACTTGCCTTCTTCACCGGGCGTGCACCAGAAACGGCCTGTCAGCACTGATATACAGGGCTTTGCTCACTATCGTTTTGAACGATAGCGGATTGAAACAAGTCAATCTGATTGACCTGTTTTCAGGTCGTTCTGAACGACCTGAAATTAAGCGGCCAGGTCAAAATAATTGACTTAGCTTAATCGGCTGAAAACTCAGCACATCTCACTGTCGAAAATTCGACAGTGAAACTTCTCCCTAGAAATGGGGAAATCTCGTGACGGAAAAATCGGCTGCCAGTTTGGCAGCTCAAAATTGACTCAGCGGAAAATTCCGCTCAGCATAATCAGCGGAATATTGCGCATTACACTCGCCACTTTTGACGTGCCAGACAATCATTCACCCGTCTTCTTCACTGGGCGTGCACCAGAAACCGCCTGTCAGCACACAAAAAGCGGGCATCACTGCCCGCTTCATGAAAAGGCTGTTGCAAACAATCTAACACCGCATGGATTACGGAAAGAGGAAAGTAACTGACCCTCTGGTCTATAAAATGCGCCACCAGTTAGCTGTGCTGTGCGTCGGTTAAAACGGATCTACCCGCTTATTGCCTAGGACTAGCTTAATTATACCATAAGCTATTGATTATTGATACTATTCATTAGATTTGAAAAGCCCACGCAACTGCTGAATCATGCTGATCACCGAAAAGGGAAGTTCCTGACTGGCTGTATCGACTTCACCACGATTTTGGTACCAAAACTCCGTCAACATGGCCACGGCGATGTCAAATTGGCTGTATGGCTCCATTTGATCAGTGGTGGCTGTACTGTCCACAGCATTGCGCACATAGTCTTGCGCAGCCGTAATATAACCAGTAATCAGGGCATCATCTTGGGTGCCTGATTCAAGCCGTAGGCTGTTCTTAATTGCATCAGTTGTTACTGCCATGTACTCATTCCTTTCAAAAAAGGGAGTCGTGAATCACGACCCCCTCCCACTTTGTTTCTATGCAGTTAATTATGCTTTTGGCGTGGCTGCTACCGGTGTAATGTCAACAATTCGAGCCGCGTCAGGGTCTACTACTTCGTAATCGTTCCGTACGACCACGGCCAGCCCCTGGCTGTAACTGTCGAACCGTTCCCATTGGGTATCTACTTCATTCTTTTGGGCCAGGAAAACTGCTTGACTAAAGTCGCCCACTAGGATCCGGTATGTGCCTGTCTTGGCAGTCGGCAGCACCTTATTCGAAATGACGATCACTGGGGCACCAAACAGCTGCTTGCCGGACGGGGAAGTGATATTAGGCTGTAAAATATAGCGGCCTTCACTGTCCTTCAGCGTGTCCAGATAGTTGAATGCGTCTTGGTTGACGATCACAGATAGGGACAGCGCCGGATCCAACTCAACATTGAAGGTACTCTTCAGGTCGTCCAGGGTGGTACCGGCGATATGCTTGAAGTTGTCGTTCTTGTTGGCGTCTTGGCCCGTGATTAGGCCCACAATATTGCTGTTATTAGTGTTTTGCACCAGCTTCTTTAGCTGGCTCTTGACCTCGGCCACAATATCCACTTCACTGTCTTCGACCAGTTCATCAGACAAATAGATCTTGCCCGCACGGGTCTGCACCTTGTAGTCCACACCACGGAACAGGGTCGCATCAACCTCGCCGATATCGTCCATCTCGGCTTTAGTGGCCAGCGTACCGTTGTTCACCAAGGCAATTGGGTAAGTACCGACGGGGGTGCCTACTTGCTTCACTGTGACATACTTAGCCAGATCATAGTCGGACTGCTTCAAGTCCCAAACATCATTGATCACTTCTTTAGGTACGACTGCGCCGGCAGTGGTTGTCGTTAAACCGTCCCGTTTCTCGCCCATACTGCGGATATAATCTTCATACGCCCGGGATTCGGTTGTCTTGGCGGGGTCAATAATTGTTTTTTCGGTCATGTTAGTAGCTTCCTTTCCCTTTTCAGGATTTTCTGTGTTTTTTTTCAGCCAATTGGTGTAACTGCGCTGTGCTACAGTAGTGTCAGACGCTTCGACACTCGTATCGTCATAGGCAGGAATGGCCACCAGCGATACATCGAACAGGCTCTTGACTTGATTAATGGTGCGGGTCACCTGGCCGCTGTCGTCCTTTGTAAAAGTGTCACCGTCAGGTGCTGCAACAAATGTGAAGCTCATGGCGGATAGGTTCCCGGCCTGCACATTCGTATAGGCATCGTCGGCAATGGTTGTGTCTGGCAGTGTCGCATCGAAATGCAACCCCTTGTCATCCACATTCAAGGTCAGAGTACCGGCTTTGGTGCTGGCCAGTACTTGGCTGAAATCATGGTTCGATACCATATAGACATCGGACAGATCTACATTGTCAAAGGCGTGGGGATCAATCACTTCCACGAACCCGCCTAAGTCCTTGCTGGGTGTATTGAATACCACAGCATACCCGGATAACGTCTTAGGAGTGCTGTCAGCGTCTGTGCTATCGGTATCCGCAGAATCATCAGGGGGTGTCTCTGGCTCTGCCGTAGCCGCGTCCAGGGCCGCTTCAGGGGTGACCCGTTTCTCAACATCATCGTTATTCATTTTGTGGTGTACTTCCTTTCTTGGCGTCCTGATAAGCAACCAAGTTGCTCAGTGGCGTGTAGTTCAGACTGGCCATGATCTCATCACCACCAGCGATTGGTGGCAGACCTATCTTTTCCCGGGCTTCATTGGTGGTGAGCAGACCACCCTGCAAACCGTCAATTGCCAGTTTTTGCATGGTGGCCGGGTCCGCTGAAAACAGCTTGTTAGTATTGAAGCTGAACCGGTTGTCGCCTGTGGACAGTTTGGCGTCCAATTCGCTGGTAAAGCAGGAGAAGTATTGAACCAGCGTGTTTTGCAAATACATTAGGTTGCTCTGTATCGCATTGGAGTGCTCACTTTCAACGCCTAAGCGATCCAGTGGCAGACCAAACGCCTTAGCGATCTGCTTCGTAGTCCAATCGTTAGAATTGACCAGCTGCAATACGTCTGTATTCACTTGCAGCTGGCTGTAATCCATGTTCTCGTCCAGAATAATGGTCTTCAGCGCATTGGTTCCGCTGTTAGCCTGCTCGAACTTTTGGCGGATGTTTTCCTTGGCCGGCGCATCCAAGTCCGACTTGTGTACTTTCAGTAGGCCGGTTCCTTGCACACCAGATTTGAAAAAGCCGTTTAGCAAGTCGTTTCCCGACTTCTGCAAAGCCACTTCGTCATGCAAGGCGTACAACGGCGATAGCCCCGTATAGCCGTCCTGGGTAAAGCACTTGAAGTGTAATACCTCACTGGCTGGCAAACGCTGTGTGTGGCCGTCTGTGGGCGTGTATTCGTAGGTCACGACGCCTGTGCTATCGTCCTGTTTCACCACCATCTGGCTATTCGGAACGAACTCCAAAGCATTCACTTGCTGACTGTTGTTGCGGCCAATTAGGGCAAAGGCATTGCCGTTCAGCAGCATGTTAGCAGCCAGGGCAAACTTGAACGCCCAGGCAGTCATGTGGTCGTTGGGTGCCTTATTAAGTAAGACTGTCAGCTTCTTGTCACTGTATTCGATAGGGTTGGCTGCCAAGTCACTGGCAATAACTTTCACAGCCGTAAATATGTCGCTGTTGTGCAGGGCACCAACGCCCACATACACGCCGCTGTCATTGCTGGTCATACTGATCAAGGCATCGAGAAATGGTTCGCTGTTGTCGTCTTGGCGAGGCTGGGAAGTATCATTTTGGAAAAAGCTCATGTTGTCACCTCCTTAATGTTTCACGTGAAATGATCTGTTGTAGTTGATGATCAGGGCCAGCACAATGCAGACCACTCCCAGCGCAACTAGGCCAGTGGGACCGCCAAGCAGCCACCACACACCCGCAACGACAAGTGCTAAACCTGCTACCAGCAGTATAGTCTGGATATTTATATGCTGCTTAAAAACTGAAATTGTCGCTTGCATAAAATGCATTGTCGGCTTTGCCTGCTTTCTCATTAGTTAAATTGTCCATGGCCACCGTATAGGCATTCATCAGAGCGGCTACGGGGTCGATCTTGGTGGCATTCTTCGCCTTATCAATAATGGGGTTATTGTTGGCATCGTATTTCAGAATGGCGTTGTTAACCGCGTAGGCCAGCAGCTGGTTGTCTGGGTGTTTCAGCTTGCCATTGAACAGATCATCACGAAAGCGCACCGTCGGGATCGACAGAGTACGCTGCCCTTGCCGTACTTCGACCATTGGCATATCTCGTTTTTCAAACTCCGGCAGCAGGTACCCGAAGGACCAGGGATCGTAGCAGATGGCCCGCACATTCCACTGGTTTCTGTCGATCATGGCCAATACGTAGGCCAGTACATCGTCGTAGTCGATCATGCCGCTTTCCAGTTTGGTGATACTGCACTCGCCGCGCTGTTCTCCAGCGATATAGTCAAACCCGTCGTTTTTGATTTTTTCTTCCAGCCCATACTTAGTACCCACGAAACTATGTGAGTCAGCATAGGAGTATCCCGCCATGGGGACCAGCCAGCTGACTGAGGTCAGGTCGCTCGACTTAGACAGATCCAGCCCGATGTACACATCAGCGCCGACCGTTTCAATGGGTGCCGTCTTCGCCTTGTCCCAGTCGTCTAAGCTGATATAACTATCGGCTCGGGCTGATTGCCACATGTTGAAATTCTTGATAAGCAGCGGCCGCAACATGTTTCGCTTGCTGGCCAGGTCAACGTCGGCTTGCAGACTGGGGATCATCGTCTTAGCCCGCTCTTCGTTAGCTAACAGCGGGTTAGACTTTTCCCATGTCTCTGGCTTGAAGGCTTCATCCTTTACGTCTTGCTCCCAAACGGCAATAAAATACCGGTCCGCTTTTTCGCGGCCGGTAAGGACTTTGCTAATAAATTTGTATTCTTTGAACATGGGACCGTTCAGGCTCGGCCCAGTAGTTGAAATGACTGCCAGTAAACTATTGTCGCTATTGATCTGGCCGGACTTCAGTACGTTGTAAATTTGATCGCTGCGGGCTAAGGCATATTCATCAATTACGGCTAAGTCGCTTTGGTACCCGTCCAGCCCATGCAGATCACTGGCTAAGGGAACGGCTTTGCTGTCTGTGCCCAAGTCGCGGATCTCGTCTCGATTGATCTTCAGACGCTGCCGCAGTGAGGGCGACACATTGCATACCTGGCGCAGTCCGCTGGCCATCATGTCATACGCCATGTGAGCCTGCTTGGCCGTGTTTGCGGTAAACACAATTTCACGGCTGCGGGCCGGTTTGTTTTCCATGAGCAGATATAGGGCCCCGATGGCAGCCATCAAGAAGCTCTTACCATTCTTGCGGGCCATTGAAATGTATGCTTGTGTGTAGCGCCGGTTGCCAGTCTGCTTATCGCGCCAACCAAACAGTTCGGACAGGATCCACTTCTGAAATGGTTCCAGGATGAGCTTGCTGCCATCTTTTGCCGGCATCAGCTCTACAAACTCAATTGCGCGGCGGGCATGACCCTCGTCGAAATAGTAGGGGAATGAATCTTTCTTGCTGGCTTTAATGTCCTTGTTGAAACGGCGGCACGCTTGCTTGATTTTTCTGCCAGCAACAATGTTGCCCGCTAACACATCGTCAACATACTTCACTCATTCTTCACCAGCTTGGCAAACGGATCGTCCGGCGTCTTGACGTCGCCTTTGATCTGCATCTTCAATCGGCCGTATACTGACAAGCCCAAAGCATCGGCCAGCTTCATCAAATCCTGAGTGGCGTTCCGCTTCACGTTCATATACGGGTTGACCTTGATAGAACCAGACACTGCTTCAACGACCGGACCTTCATCTTGAATGTGCTTAGCCGCTTTTTGAATGTCGCTGTATGTCTGGCAGTAACTGGCTAGCATAGCCACGTCCAATTCACTGATAGGCACGTCGGCTTTCAGCAAAGGCACGATACGTTGCCACTCGCTCACCGCAAGATCATCAAGCCACTCGGGGGGCTGGGCAGTTAGCTCTTTGAAATCAAACATGGCCTGCTGCTCGCTGGCCCGTTTAGCAATCTTCCGGGGCGATAAATGCCCGCGAATATCCTCGATGTTTTTAATTTTGCTAGGCATCTCGCCAAGTCCTTTCGTTTAATTCGATACAATTATCCATTGATTAGTATAACATATTTTAGGTGCATTTTGCACGTAATAATCCATTGACACGAGATTTTTTCAAAATCCGAAGCTGGCGTCTTGCTCCCCGTCGTTTTTGAACTAGGCCCCGGTTATTCAGGTGGGGTACCTAGTTTTGGCAAATGGTATCTTTTCTTGTCTTCTTGCGATTTTTGCCAGTGACATGAGTTGCACAGTGATTGAAGGTTGCTTTCATCTAATCGTTTGGTCCAATCAACCCGGATAGGAATAATATGATCCACAACGTCAGCAGGAACAAACAATCCCTTCTTCTGACACCACTCGCACATGGGGTACTTCAGTCTGTAGTCGTATGACAGGTGCTCCCAGGCTTTCGACTTATAGAATTTCTGCAGTTTGCCGCTGATTTCTTTACGATGCTGATATGATGCAGCGTTGCCTGGCGCTGCTCTGGCCTTGTAGTCGCCAGCATGCTTGGCACAATACTTGACATTGAACGGCACCAGCTCATGGCAACCTGCATGGTCACATAGTTTCATGATCACCGACGCTGCACCTGCTTCTTCTCATAGCAGATTGTCACGCACACATGCTCTGGATCTTTCGCATGAATTGCAAAACTGATCACATTTGCTCCGTTAATAATTAAAAACGCCGTCACTAATCGGCTGATCTCTTGTTGCGTACCTGCTACATCAAAAATGTCTTTCATCATTATCAGTTTTCTCCTTTTTCTTTCTTCAACGTCACGACATCAAATCCGTGAATGTCATCGTCATAGGCAATTGACTGGATAGCATATACAATGCCGGCCAATCTCACCAGTATGCTGTCGTTCAAAGTGTCTGTGTGTCGCACAACAATGGCTATGGTGTCTTCTACATCTGTACCAGTGATCTGATAAGTTTGCGTCACTGTGCGGTTATATGAGCCATAGAACAGCGTGCCAGTGGGTTCGAACATAGAAACGTTAATGCCGGCACCAGTCTTGTGGTTAACTGTCTTACCAATCTCAGCCACCTTGTTCAGCCGGGATACTGCATACTTCTTCAATTTGATCGCTCCAATCTCGATTTCATTTCCTAAGCAAGTGTTTGTTGTGTTTTACGCGTGTATCGTGTGTAGACGTGTAGAATGTTGATTTGACAGGGTTTCTGGCATGCCTAACGTGTGACATGCGTGTGTAGGCGACGCGTGTAAATTATTTGGTACACACCTACTACACGGGTAGTACACACCATTGACTTTTTCTAATCTGTTGCCAGACAAGGGATTACACACTATACACACGATACACACGTTAATATATAAAACATCTGTTTATTTTCTTTCGTATCCTCGTGCTCTCCGACCATTGACGACAACATTCAGGTTGACTTTCCAGTCAGGCATATTGTCCATGATCAACCTGATTTTCTTGGCATCTGAGTTTGTTCGGCCAGACAAGTATCTGTCCGTGGTTCTATCAAATACCACAGCTAGTATTTCTCTGGACGTGGTTTTGCGAATAGGCTCTAAGCGTGTCATGTCTGCCTGGCCTGTAAGCCAATCGCCTGGTTTGGCATGGTCTTCCATAGACTGAAAATAGCTGTGCTTTGCTGAATTGCTAAGATCAGCCCAATTGCCGGGGACTTTCATGGCCAGATAGTCATCAATGGCTTCTTTCATGGGATCGGTTGTAGCAGCGTCTTCCTGGTAACTTTTGGCGGTCGCCATCATCGTTTTGTCCAGAAAGATTTCTTCTCCATGATCTACCCATGTTTTGACCTCGGCCAGAATCTGCAAAATGTCATTGGGATCCGGCTTCCATACGTTCTTTGTGGGTTCCTGCACACCACACTTGATAGGGAAGAAACGCCGCTCACCAGTTGCGTCCTTCAAATAGTCTTGCTGGTTAGTCGTCCCAATGAACACACACTTGCGGGGGTGCGGGGCACTGTTACGTCCATAACTTGCCCGGTAATTGTCAAACCTGGCTGAAATGAAGTTCTTTACTCGGTCAATTTCAGTCTTCTTTAGCGCAGACAGCTCCGCAATTTCCAGTATCCAGCTGCCACTCAATAGCTGATAGTCATCTTTACCATTGCCTAATGACTGCATGCTGTCGTTGAACTTATCCGGGAATAGGTCATAAGCTGCGGTGCTCTTGCCAATTCCTTGCTTTCCTTCTAGGATTGGCACGATTTCAAACTTGCAGCCAGGCTGGTACACTCGTGCAACGGCCCCAGATAACCACTTACGGGTAATTGCCCGGGTATAAGTGGTATCTTCAGCGCCAAGGTAGTCAATAAAGTACCGTTCTGCTCGTGGCTTTCCGTCCCAATGCTGTGACTCAATACGATTTTTAACCGGATTGTACGCATTGGCTTTTGCAGCCACTACAATGGCATCATTAATGTTGTCTTTGCTAAAAAGCAAGTGGTTAGTTTTCTCCATGTGTGCACGTACTAAGGCCGTGTCATCGTCGGACAAGTACCCTGCAACCATGTGTAGCTTCGGGACTGGTTTTGCTTTTACGACCCGGTCGGCAAAGTCATCATACGAAAACACGTTTTGCAAGTCTGGGTCGTGGGCGATGTACAGCTGGGCATTAACTACTGAATTTGCCTTAGGCCAGCCATCTTTGTTTAGGATCAACCCGCTTTCCCAACCAGCTAATTCATGGGCAGCCAGCATAGAAACAACTTTTGACTTCTCTTTAACATCTTCAGGTAAATCTTTAGCGGGCAT